TTAGAGTTGTTTATAATAATCATTTTATTATGGTATATAGCATATGAGGGATAATGAAGATACTTTTTACCGTATTGCAGTCTTCGCTTCAATACTGTTCATGGTATTATTTTTGGTTGGTGGATTGTTGATGTTGAATCAAGTAAGAGCTGAAGATAATAAGACGATTGTAGACCAGAGTCGCACCGCAGGGGGATTCCCGAAGATATTAGACTCTGGTAAATGGTCAACTCAATTGTTATGGGACACAACAAATGCATGTTATCAAGGAACGATAAGATGGATAGTTATGACCAATCCTTCCCTTCTTGGCCACAGACCAAACGTTATGGCACAAAGAGAAATGGTAGTACATTGTTTTTGTGTAGTGGATAAAATTAGAAAAGAACTTACATTAGAAGAATACATTAAAATGGTTCGTGATCCTGATTGGTCAGGAAATATTTTTATGACTAAAGCAATGGAATGCGTTAGAGAGTGGCAAACTTTACCACTTTTTTTTAAAACAGATTTACCAAGTGATAATGAAACAAGCACGCGAAAACAAGAGGAGTTAGACAATGGTTCAGGGACATCAGACTCAATACCAGAGCAACCAAATGAACCGATACAGGAGACTCCACAGTTAAATTTTTAAGTTAAGGAAAAAATGGAAAAGTTAATGCGAGTATTTTTGTTATGCTTTTCTATATTAATTTTCTTTAGTGAGCCGGCACAAGCCATCACTAAAGAAGTTGTCGAACAAGTCAGAAAATCAGTAGTATTACTATCGATTAACAAATTAGAAAATCCACCCGTTACCGCCCAAAATGGATTGTGTTCTGGAGCAGTCATCAATGAACAAGGTCATATATTGACTAATTTTCATTGTGTGTATGAACAGAAAACATTGCTTATGTATTACTGGGATGAAGACGACTGGCATGAATATAAAGTAGAAGTAATTGGTACAGATCCATTAGCAGACCTAGCAGTACTTAAAGTAATTGGACTAACCAGAAAAGTTCCACACTTAAAGTTTGCTGATGATGAGAACATATATACAGGAGCCGAAGCATTTGCATTTGGTCATCCTATGGGCATGGCGTGGAGTTTATCAAGAGGTATTATTTCTAGTACAACTAGATATGCAAGACATCCTTACATTAAGTCGATTCAAATAGATGCCGCAATTAATAAAGGAAATTCCGGAGGACCTGTAATTAATGAACAGGGTGAAATTGTAGGAATTGCTTCATTACTTGTATCTAGGACAAATCAAAATGCAGGAGTCGGAATAGCGATTAGGGCTGATGTTGCAAAACACTCACTTGCTGAGATGTTAGCAACAGGGGAGGTAAATCGCCCGGCATTAGGAGTTTCAATTATCCCTTTGTATGGAAAAGAAAAACAAAGACAGAAAATATTAAAGGATAATCCTAGCATAAATAGATCAATCCCAAATACTTACGGCTTGTTGATAAGTGATAAAAATAAACCAACTAATCCACTACCTAAAGGATTACAGGCTTGGGACACCATAATAGGTATTAATGATGTAGCTATCAACAATGATGTTGAATTTGCTGATCAATTAGGTAAATATAAAATCGGTGATACCGTAAGTATCAATATTCTTAGAGATAAACGATTTATACAGATCGATAATATTACTCTAAAAGTGTTTCTTGTTCCCATCAACGTAATGTATGGAAAACGGGCACTAACAGTACCGGTTCCAAATAAAAACTAAAGGCAGGAGATGGAAATATGCCAGTAAATATAGTCTGGGAAGATGGAGATGCTACAGTCAGTATATTGTGTGACGGCTGTGATAAAGAATATGATATTTTGACAAATGATACGGATGGGTTAGAAAGTTGTGCCTTTTGTGGGCACTACCTTGAAGTGGATAGTGAAACGGGGGAAGATGACACAGAAGAAGTTAGCGGGTATTGACTATTCTTTGACATCACCAGCAATATGTGTATATAAGGAAGAAAATGGTGGATATTTTGATTTTGATAGGTGTGTGTTACATTATCTATTTAATAACAAAAGACAAGGACAACTTGCCTCCCGGTGTGGGATAGATAATATAAGAGGAGAAGCCTATCCTGAATGGAATTGTGAAGAAGAAAGACACGATAACCTCTCAAGTTGGGCATATCGTATTATTCAAGGTTGCGATGAAGTGTATCTTGAGGGGTATGCCTTTGCTACTGCTGCACAAGCTGGTGTTCGTTCAATAGCAGAAAATACAGGACTATTAAAGCACAAAATGTGGAAAAATAAAGTACCATTTAAGAGTTTTCCCCCTACTGTTATTAAGAAGTTTGCAACAGGTAAGGGTAATGCAAACAAAGAAGTGATGTATGAAGCTTTTGTAGGTGAACTTCTTACCCCTACTGACCTCAAAGAACGATTAACTCCCACAGCAACAAAAGTAAAAAATCCAATTAGTGATCTTGTTGATGCCTATTTCATCGCAAAATGTGGTGCAGACGGCATGTTATGACCGATAAAGAACGAAAACAAATTGCTAATCGAAAATACTATGAAAAGAACAAAGACCGTCTTGCTGAGAAATGGAAACATGATGAAGACCGAAAAGAATACTTAAAAGTATATTACACAGAGAATAAAGAGGCTATTTTAGAACGGGCAAAAGAGTGGAATAAACGTAACAAAGAAGCAAGAAAACTAATTATGGAACGTGAAAAAAGAAGTAAATTGAAACCCTTTTGGGAGGTTAAGCCCACTAAATAGTCATGAACATAAAAGACTTCCAAGAACTTATTGATTTGACAGACTATCTTGATGAATCAGATGAATATCTCATCCGCAAATTTACAGAAGGCGGTAACTACATGATCATTGACACCTATGGTGATTTCTTAATATTAAAAAGAGATGAAGTGGATACCGTTTTTTCAACAATTTGGAATGACCTCTACGGCCCCATATCAGAAAAAATCCCACACATCTTAAATTAATAAACACTTGACTTTTCCCTATACCTGTGATATAATATAACTAGAGAATAAGAAAAGGTTTTGAAAGGAGAAATATGTTAGAAAATGCAGTTGAAGTAGTGGGAAATTTTGATGTAGCAATGGACGGGTTATATGTTATTCGTGAAGGTGCTTTCGGGTTCTTGACAGATGCAAAAGAATCACCATACCCTTGGATGTTCGCCGCGGCATACGTGGCCGGAGCATTACCTTTAGCCTTAGTATTTTTTGGCTTTCAATGGATAGAATGTTCTAGAGAAATAGTACAATGTGTAGGAGGTTAGATGAACACTCATCACTCATTTACGATGGAAAAAATATATCATTTTATGTGTGGTGAATGTCATAATTGGTGGAGTCATGCAACTGATATGATTTACAGGAAAGGTCAAAAAATGTCCTGTCCTATGTGTGGAAAAAGAAAAAAAATCAATGAATTAGATACGGGCGATAATCCACGATGGGAAAGAGATGTAACATAATGGTGGATAAAAATAAAAAAGAAAAAATAATTTTGAATTTAATTAGCCTTAATCTAATTCAAATGATACTGACAGTTATTCTCATTGTCTTAATTTCTTCTTGTGCGTTAGAACCTCGGGCTCCATTATGGTTACGGGCGATAGAGACATTACCTCCAATAGAAGGTTTCAGTAGAGCGGGATTATTTACTATAAACGATAAAATATATGTACAATTTTGTGATCCAACAGGAAATCAAGTATGGTTGAGATATAATGAAGGCAAACATACATGGAGACAGAGTAGATATAATTCGCAAGGATGTGTAGATGGTGAAAAAGGTACAGGACCGGTCGAATGATGCCGATGTCATAGACAGACCACCTAAAGAAAAAAAAGAACCAAATAGACCTGGTAATTTTGCTGTGGCTCTGCACAATGATGATTTTACTTCAATGGATTTTGTGGTATATGTTTTACAAGAAATTTTCAATCATCCACAAGATCGAGCCGAAAGAATCATGTTAGAAGTACATGAAAGGGGCATGGGCGTTGCAGGTATATATAATTTTGAAATAGCAGAACAAAAAGCATATGATACTGCAGCTGTAGCAAAAGAAAATGAATTTCCATTAAAAATTTCAATCAAAAGGATCTAAATGAAAAAATATATTCAAAAATTTATAGAGTTATTTAAGTCTAATAATAATAAAGAACTAGAGACAAAACAAGAAGAAAAAGTTAAAGTGAAAGCCAAAGTGAAGGCAGTAGGAAAAAAAGTAAAAGGTTTGAAAGCTAAAAAGAAAATAAAGAAGTAAACAAATATAAAGAAGTAAACAAATATTATGAAATACGATAGATTTAATTTAGAAGAAGAAATTCAGAATGTATGGCAGACAAAAGATGACTTGACTGCTATAGCAGAAAGAATTTATGATGATCCAGATGGCCCAATGACAGAAGATGAAATTTCAAATGTTCTGATTGGGTTGAGTGAATTACATGAAACCAGAATGAAAAAACTATGGAAAGTTTTTGAAACAATGATTCAGCAAAAAAATAGTTTTTTAACCGAAGAAGTTACTATGGCTGATGTATTAGATAAAGTAGTAGATGATGCCGGAAAGGAATAAATGAAAGCAACACTTGAATTTAATTTACCAGAAGATGATAATCAATTCGCTGCCGCTAATAAGGGTATGGATTGGGCTTTGTTTGTTTGGGATTTAGATCAATCAATACGATCTTTATTGAAGTATCATCCTGAAGAATACAAAACGGGTGAAGAAGCATTAGAACATATTCAAGAAGAATTGCGCGAAATGATGGCTGAAAGAGGATTAGTTTTTCCAACATAATGCAAAAAAGTTTTATAAACACTTGACTTTTTGCCCGTTTTGCTGTATAATGGTCCATGAAGGTTAGGAATTAACCCTTTCCAACAAACCTCAAAAGAGATTGATTATGAAAAAAGATAACATAGAAGAACATGATTGGAATCCAGAATTTCCAGCTGAAAAAATTCACATAGAGTTTCTAAAAGAATGGCTTGACGAAAAAAATGTGGCAATCGCGAGAAAAGATATGATAATCGCGAGACTTGAAAAAGAACTTAAAAGCTTTATAAAATAATTTTATAAACACTTGACTTCCTGACCCACCTATGATACAATGGTAGTGAAAGATAAGAAAACATCTTATCTATTTGATCAATCTCTAACGAGAATATATTATGAGAAATGAAACTGTTGAAGAATTCATCGCCAGAGGCGGCCAAATTAAAAGATCAGAAAAACTCCTTGGCTATGCCATGTTAAATAGACAATATGGCGGGAATCTTTCCGCGAAAATTGGTAAGATCATTGATACAAAAGGAAGAAAAAGAAATGGTAGTATTGGAAATTGTAATGAGAAATTACAAGTGCCATCAGCTAAACACGTTGGTTGGCAGGATAGTAATGCATCTTGGTTAGGAATAAAATAAATTTTAATCATACACCAAAATAAAAGGAGATATTATGGCTAGACGGAAATTTCCAATAGACCTTAATCGTCCTACTTGTGTAAATATAGGATGTGATAGATTAGTACATAACATTGGTTACAGTTCAACTGGACGACCCTCTTATCGTCCATTATGTGATGCATGTCGCAAACCAAAAAATTGTACAAGAGAGGGTGTGATAGGTGTTAAAAAAGATTATTGTGAAAATCGTGACAACAGATTAGGTCATACGTGTACTTCAACTATTATGGGATGGTTACAACTTGATATGGATCATATTGATGGAGATCATTATAATAATGTTCCAGAAAATATTCAGACTCTTTGTAAGAATTGTCATTCATGGAAAAGTCATGTAAACGAGGATCATTTAAATTTTATGCGTAGTACAAGATGAAAGTATTAATTTTTGGATTATCGGGTTCAGGTAAGACTACACTATCTAGAGAGCTTGCATACCATTTTCAATTACCACACTATAATGCTGATACGATACGAGAGTTTTATGATGATTGGGATTTTAGTACAGCTGGAAGAGTTAGATCAACTCAGAGAATGTCGCAATTTGAGTTTGGTGTCTTAGATTTTATTTGTCCACATTATGAATCACGAAAGCTTATAAACCCGGATTACTGTATTTGGATGGATACAATAAGTGAATGTAAATTTGAAGACACTAATCAAATGTTTGAGACCCCAACCAACTTACCATATATAATAAGAATAACAAAATGGATTGGACTAGACCAACTACACAACTCCTTGGCAGATTTCAACCCTGGCATAGAGGGCATACGGAACTATTTAAACGGGCCCTTTCAAAAACTGGTCAAGTAGTAATTTTATTAAGAAAAGAAGACGGAACTACGAATAATCCGTATACTACAGAACAACGGATTAATTCAATCAAAGAGGCATTAGCTTTATATAAAGGAAGATTTGAAATTCTTCCCGTTCCAAACATTACACATATCACTTATGGGAGAGAAGTCGGGTATACTATCGAGAAAGAAGTTCTATCTGGTGATATAGAAAATATATCCGCAACAAAAATACGTGAACAAGATAAATCATAATGTTAACAAATAAAGGTCAATAATGAAAGCAATAGTATTCGGTACAACAAAATGTGTTTGGTGTGATAGAGTATCAGTTATGTTGAAAGACGCTAAAATAGAAGTAGATAAAATTGATATTTCAGAAAGTAAAGACAATCTTAAGCAAATGAAGGCCTATGTGGGCAAAACAAAGATGAATACTGTTCCTCAAGTGGTCATCGATAATGAATTTATCGGTGGTTATACAGAAGTAGAACGATTTATAAATCATTTACCGAAAGAATAGTTATGATTATAGCCTCCACAATGATTATAATTCAAATTGTTGTAGTCGGCTGTGCATTATGGATGAATCCAGAACCTTGTCCTAGAAAGTATAGAGTAACACAAGAACAAGGCGGTCTATTAGCCGCTCCGATTGACATCCAACGATACTGTAAACTAGATTATGGAGGCAAATATATATTAAAAGAGGAATACAAAAAAGATTAAACAAATTAAGGACCTAAGCATTCCAAGTCGGTGGTGGATGGTCAGAGGTAGGAGGAAGCTTCGTTGAGTGGACTTCTAGGGTAACTTCCCCTTCAATGACTCTGAGGTAAGAATGTTATGTGTGAGAGTTGCAATTAAGTCCCTGTCATTTCAGAGATGATAATCAATTGCATATACAAGAGTGGTGATGACGATTCGTGAGAAGTTCGCAGACCTAAGATTCTTGGTATCGAAGTACAAGGACAATCACATGGCTCTTTTATTATAGAAAGATAAATTATGAAAATCAATGAATTTATACAGAAGTATAGAAAAGTTAAAAAAATTGTGCCAGGCATGACCAGTTCTGTTACTCCTCATATAGTTTGTAATGATGGATTTGAAATGTCTGTTCAAGCAGGACAGTCCCTATATAGTGAGCCGCGAGATGTGGTAGATAGTTATGAAGAAGCTGAAGTTGGTTTTCCTTCTACAGAAGAATCATTGCTTACATCCTACGCAGAAGACGAAGAAAATCTTTGTGGTACTGTTTATGGTTATGTGCCATGTTCAATTATTGATGCAGTGATTGAGAAACATGGTGGAATAGATGAATCTAAAATAGAGGTAATATGACACA